TACTAGAAATAAAGATTTTACACTAAATGTAAATTATCAAGGAACAACTCCAACTAAAAATAAATTATGGAATAACTTTTGTTTTCATTTAAGGAGAATATATATAAGAGGGGACTCAATATCCGTAGAATATTAAATAAAAACTTTTTTTAATTTTATATTTTAAATTATTATAATAATTAATATATTATAATAAAAATGTCCACAAGATACCTTGAAATAAAACCTCAAAATCATAATGCCTCATTTTCATACAACGAAGGAAGACCAATTATTACTTTCCAAATATCTGAACAAGAAGCTGTATTATTACCACGTTCTATAAGATTCTGTGGTGAATTATTTGTATATGAAGACCAAGCAAGAACAGTCCAAACTGGCGATAATTTAAGAATGGATAGCAGACTTGGTGTATGGTCTGTTATAGATCAATTAGTTATTAGTTCTGCACGCAGTAAACAAACAATAGAACACCTAAAACACGCAAATAGGTTTTATTCTTCATTCTTTTCAGCAACCAGCGACGAGAAATCATTAATAGGTGCTTTTGGTAATACTGGTTTAACTCTTCCTTCCACCGAAGGAATTGTAAATAATGTTGTTAATGAAAGTGCTTATAAAGGTGCTAATGAATTTTGTATACATTTACCTTCTGGTCTATTATCTGGAACTTCTGCTATACCTTTAAGTTCTAGAAATGGTGTAGGTGGTTTAGAAATATCTATACACCTAGCCCCAAGTTCTATGGTATTATTTGATAATGGCGGAGACGCAAGTGCTAATGGTTTATTAGGTGCTTTTTATGAATTAGCAAATTGTAAATTAGTATGTGAAGTATCAACCGCAAACCCTAATACTGGTGTTGGAGGAACTCTTGAATATAATTCATTTTCTGGATATTATCAAACTATTAATTCAACTAATGCTGATATTAATTTTCCACTTGGTTTATCCAAAGTAAATTCTGTATTTATGAATTTTATTGATAGTAGATATTTAAATAATCTAAATTATAATTCATTAGCAACTTTAATCCCAACTAGAAAGAATGGTGAAGTAGCAGATTTATCCCAAGTAGTATTTACAAAAGGTGGTGCTAGATATCCTCTTGATTATAATATTGATACTGTATATAAAAAAGATAATACACAGAATCAAGTAGATTGTCAAGTTATAAGAAATGGTATGAATGCTATTATTCCATTTAATAAAATTACACACACCCTTATGTCTCCTCTTAATGTTAATAAAAACTGGATTGGTAATGATAATGGTGTATTAAATGGTGGTGTAAATTGGATTGTTGGTGTTGCATATGATACAGTAGGATCTGATACTAGTGGTGGAAACTTTATGGACGATTCTTGGGGTGTCCAAATGGATATATCATTAACGGATAATAACCCAGTATCGGCATTTATTTTTGTCCACGCTAAACAGACCCTTGTATTCCAGAATGGTCAAGTGCAAGTTATCCAGTAAAACTTTTTTTTATATACTTATTTAAAATTTTTTTTTTAAAAATTTTATTTATATTATAATTATTATAAATAAAATGAGTTATACACAAAATGATATCCCAGATTTTCTCCAAAATGTTGGCGCACAATTAACAGACGCAGAACAGCGTATTGATACAGATATTTTAGAACCAGTCATATTCAGCGATAGTTTTTTAAGATTCCAATTACAAAATAAAGGTATACTAAATCCAAAATCGCGTATTACATTTTCATTTAACTCGCCAGCGAAAGATAGCTTTGTCCCTCTTGGTAATGGTATTAAATCTCTTGTACAAAGAGCACGTCTTGTTATTGGTGGTAAAACTATTTGTGAAGTAGACGATTGGGCACATTATGATTTTTATAAATCGCTCTTTATTGACCAGCAAGTAGTAAAAGAAAGAGAACAATATATGAGCGGTCGTGCTATATCTAATGGTGTTGTATATAATGACGAAACGAATGATAGCGAATATGTAGGACTTGATTTAGGTAATGAATTTATTGTAAATGCAACTGCTACCGATACAAATATGGTTCTTAAACCTTTTCAAAAATTAAATAATCAACCAGTATTTTCTATTAGTCTTGACGAGCTCATACCTTGTCTTCGTAATCAAAGTCTTCCATTATTTATGCTTAAAGAAGACGTCCAAATTGAATTAACCCTTGCCTCCACTATTGGTAAACGTGCTTGTTTTGAAGAATCATTACACGCTGATAAAGATACACCAATTACTCTTAATCAAAATGAATGCCGTTTAATTGCTGATTATACATTTTTAGACGGAGAAACTATGAATGCTTATGCTAAACAATATTCTAATATGTCATACACTTTCCTTGAACCACGTTTAACTAGAACCACATTAACCTCTGGTGCTGATTGGAATGATCAAGTAAGGAATGTAGGTGGTGCTGGTCGCAGAGTCCCTAAAATGTTTGTAATGTTATCTAGTGATAAAATGGGTAAAGACGGCGGTAATACTGGAACACAAACCGCTGGACACAATCAATTAACCCTATTAAATGATTACAGAGCTATTGCACCTTTTAGTGGTACAGAAGCAAATGGTTTATATGCTTCATTAACTGTTAATGTTAAAAAGAATGATAATTTTATTTTTCCTATTGATAGAACTAATAGTGCTCTTCATTATCACGGTGTTCAACAAACCGAAGGTATGGCTCCACAAATTACTAGGACTATGTTTTCACGCCACGGCAATGCACTAGCAAATAATAAATTTGAAGGATATACTATTAATCAGCAAGAACAATTAAGTGGACAATTCTTTGTTAATGCTTATCGCTTCCCAGACGGCGAAAGAGTAGATAGCAGAGGTTTAGAAGTTCATTTTAAATATAGTGGTTTAGATACTGATACAGCACCATTTACTCAACGTGTATATATTGAAGTTGAGAAAGTAGTAAGTATTGTAGACGGAATTACAACTGTTGATTTTCAATAAATAATAAATATTTTTTTAAATTAATTTAAGTTTAAAATATAAAAATAAAATCTTATATTTATATATAATGAACAGAGAAAAATTAACTGATATCTTTAAAAAATCGCGACCTAATGCAAAAGAATCAACAATTAAATTATATACAGCAAATATTATGAAATTAATGAAATTATTTGATACAGAAGATTTAAATTTTTTAAAAAATCATAATGAGGTAGAAAATAAATTAGAAAAATTACATTATACAACAAAAAGGAATTATTTAAATGCAATAGTTGTATATTTAATGGGTAATAAAGAAGATAAAGAATTAATAGATCAATATGTAGATATGAGAGATAAATTAAATAAACAATATGAAGACGAACAAGCAACTGGTGTTATATCAGATAAACAAAAAGATAATTTTGTAGATATATCAGAAGTTAATAAAATGATAGAAGAAATGAAAAATGAAATTAAAGATAAAAATTTATTTGTAAAAAAAATTGAAGATATAAAACCAAAAGAAAAACAATTAATTCAAGTATATACATTATTTAATATATATACAAGATTACCATTAAGAAATGATATAGCTGGTATGAGTGTTATAAATAAAAGAGATTATAATAAATTATCTGACGAAGATAAGAAAGAACATAATTATATGGTTATAAATAAAAATAATATGTATATGGTATTAAATCAATATAAAACCAGTTCTAAATATAAAGAATTAAATATAGATATTCCAAAAGATTTAGAGAAAATATTAAGACAATATATTAAAATAAATGGAATGGGTGTATTATTTAAATCTGGAACTGGAACACCATTAAGCCGTAATGCATTAACACAATTATTAATAAAAACAACAAAGAAGTATATGGGAAAATCCATTAGTACCACTATGTTAAGAAAAATATATTTATCAAGTAAATATAGTGCAGTTAAAGAAGAAATGGAAAATGATTCTAAAATAATGGGTCATTCAACAGAAGTAGCACAAAGCACATATATTAAAAAACCTCAATCAGAATCAGAATCAGATAAATAATTATAATCTAAATCATATCTATCTTTAATCCAAAATCCATATTTTTTTGTATCAATCATATCTCTTATATAAAGTTGATTAAAATCTTCAATAGAACCATGTATATTTTTATTATTTTTATTTATTCTAAAAACAAATTCTAAATCATAAACAACTCTATCATATTTTATTTTATTCATTTTTAATTCTTTATCCTTTTTCATTTCTTTACTTCTAATATCAAGAATTAAAGACATTAAATCATTTGGAATATAATTTATCATTTTCTCTATACTTATACATATATTTTAATTTTTAAGTATTATTAGATTTTATAATATTTTAAGTTTAATATCAAAAATAAAATCTTACATAATGTATATGTGGAACTTAGCAGAGGATTTAATATATGGAAAAATTAGAGAAAAAGGTGTTGTAAAATATTTAAATAAAAATAAATTTAAGTCAGATAACTTAAATTTATATCAAAATGAAAAAAAACAAGTTGATTTTAGGAATAATGAAATAATAGGAGAATTAAAAAGCAGAACTTGTAAATATACTGCATTTTCAACAACTATGTTTGGATATAATAAAATTAAATATTTAAAATCATTAGAGAATGATAATAGAAAATGGTTTTTTTATTTTTTATTTACAGACGGATTATACGTATGGGAATATAATGAAAATGAATATATTAAAAATGATTATATGCATAAAGAAAGAGGTATAATAGATCAAGCATATATAGATATTAAATTTTTAAAATGTATAACAAAAGATATAAATAGTATAAATATTATAAATTATCTTAATCAAAATTAACAAAAAAATGACCACGTTTAATTATTAAACCATAATATACTTTTGTTTTATTTTTTATTTTCATTTTTAATTCTTTTTTTACTTTATTAGAAATAATTGGTTCAATTTTATTTTCTAATTTAGGGTCTTCATTAAATAATCTTATAGCTCTTCTAACACTTGGAATATCTCCATAAATAGATATATCTTTTAATTGTAATTCTATCTCTTTAAAATCATTAAATATACTATAATCAATATGATATCCATTATTGCAATAAATAATAACTTCTTTACAAAACTTCATTAATTTTTGTTTATCTTTAACACTCAATAATTTATTTGGATTTTTATTTATTAAATAATTTTTTAACTCTTCAATATTATTAATATTATAAATATCATTTTCTGGTGATATACTTTCTATATTACATAATTCATTCCACAATCTAGAAGATAATGTTGTTTTATCTAATGTTGTATAATTACATATATCAATATTAAAAGTTCTTATAATATCAATTAAATCACCTTTTGAAAAAGTTTTATTAATCATTATATTATAATAATATATTTTAATATTATATAAATAACATGTTGACATTAGCAGAATTAAAAAAACTAGTAAAAGCACATAACATATTAAGTAAAATTGTAATACCTCCAAAAACAAATAGAGATAATTTAATAAAAATAATTGAAGATAAAGGTTATATTGTTAATCATGAAAAAAAAGCATTAGAACAAAAAGTTAAAAGAGGAAAACAAATAACTTTAAAACAAGCAGAAGAAATTACTAAACCAAAACCAAAAACTGAATTGCAAAAATTAAAATCAAAAGAAAGAAAAGAAAAGAAAGAAGAAGAACAAAAGAAAAAAGAAAGAGAAATTAAAAAACAAGCAATAGAGCAATATAAAAAAATAGAAAAGAAAGAACCACCACTTAAATTAAAACCAGTATCAGAATTAAAACCAAAAGCTAAAAAAGAAGACGAAGTAAGAGAAGCAACTAAAACATATCCAGCAGTTCCAAAAAATATAAGAGGTAAAAGAGTTAATGTTAAAATTGGTGAAAAACCAAAAGGAAGAGTTGAAATAGGTGATTTAAATGTTGGTAAAGTTATTAAATCAGAACCAAAGAAAAAAGAACCAAAGAAAGAAGAACCAAAGAAAGATACTAATGCACCAATTGATATGAAAGATTTTAAAAAAGATATAACTAAATTTAAAAAGGTTGTTATAAGAAAAGCTATTAAAGAAATAAAAGAATTAAAAACTAAAAAAGATATTATAAATTATTATAAAAAAATATCAAAATCAATAACTGATAGATATTTAAATGCTATGGATAATGAAGAATATGAAAAAGAAGTTGAAGATATGAGGGATAAATTATTTGAATATACACAAAAAGTTATAAATGATTTACCTATTATATCTGTTAAAGATTTAGAAACTGGTGAAACTAAAACAATAACAACTGTGGAAGAAATGAAAGCATTTATTAATAAAATGGATAGATATAAAAAAGAATTACAAGATATAAATCCAACTTCAACTAAAACACAAAAATTGGAAGATTATGTTGATATAACATTAAAAAATAAATTAAAAGAATTAATAAAAAAATTACCAAAAGAAAAACAAGAAAATTAAAAATTATATCTTAAATTTTTTTTTGCATTTAGGAAAACACATATAACCATTTTCTTCGTCATTCTCAATAATTTTCAATCTTAATAAAGCCATAATACAAGATAAAAATAATTCATGGTCTGACCTATATATTGGATATTTATTTTTCTTTTTAGTATATATAATATTAGAAAAATGTAAATATGTTTTTATTTGTTGTTTAATATTTATATGTTTAGATTGCATAATTAAATAATCTCCTTGATATAAATATTTATCTAATGTTTTTTTTTTACTTAATGGAAAACTACTGATTAATAAACCCTTGAAAAAAATACAAATAGATCCTTCTGACCCATTATAAATTGTCATATCTATACTTAATAATATATATTATTTAATTTTTAAATATCATAATGATAAAATACCACAGTTTTTTTTAATGTCATATGTGGATTATTAGGGTCATAACAAGCTTTAATTAAAGTGCTATATGGTTTTGTATTTAATCTTTTCCCAAATTTAATTTTTATATATTTATCATGACATTTAGAATATATTTTATTTTTTAAATAAATATAATGTTTATCTTCATTAATAATATTTTCAGTTGGTATAGGAATAATATCACTCATATATAATTTAATAAATATATAATTTTAAGTGTTTAAACTTATATTATGTCATATATAATTAAAGATATCTTTAAAAAATGATATAAATAATCTTAATTTTAATCAAAAACTACTTAAAACTATAACAAATTTCGAAATTTGTTATATTTCTTTAAGTATTTTATAACAAAATAGGATTTAAAGACTTAATTTATATCATAATTTATGTTTTAAATGTCTAATATTATGTATTTTCATTAAATAATCTAATGATTCATATTTTTTTTGTTCTATTAAGAATAATAAAAACTTATTTAAATTAAATTTCATTTTATATATTTATATATTTATTTTTTTTTAGTATTTAACGATTGAAACAATTGCTGTGCTATATCTAAATCATTAACAACTCTTGATTGTATTTTATATATAACTGCACTATCAGAATTAACATTACTAAATGATTGGTCTGGATCATGTATACTTGTTGTTATATTTGTTATAGTTCTTTCTTTTGTTATTGTAAATTCAAAATCTGTTTCACTACTAAAATAAAAATCACCTCCTGAATATTGTTTATCACATACACCAACAACACTTAATAAATTATTACTTTCATTTCCACCAACATAATGTGGTTTATCTATTATATCACTTCTTATACAATAATATGGTCTTAACATTTTTCTGGGTAAATTTAACGCTCTTATTTTTATACTTTCTGTATTTTGAGATATAGCTGGTAAAAAACTTTTAGTATTTATTGTTGAGGTTGAAGGTAATTGTGTTGTATAATATACTGCACCAAATTGATTAACAATATAATCTCTTGTATCTGTGCTCACTATCTCTGAATTAGTTGTTGGTAAATTTAATTTATTTAAATTTGTATTAACTATTCTTGAAATTCTATTATTATTATTTGTTAAATCACTATTAAATTGTTCATATGTAAATCCTAATATACCCCATAACCCATTATCCCAGTCTTCTTTATTATAACCAAAATCTGATATATATATTCCAGTTTGACTATCAAATATTTTCCAAGTTGCTATACTTCTATTTGGTTTTGATATATCCCTATCTGGGTGTGATCCTCCAGCTCCTGGTGGTGGATAATGAACTTTTGTACTAAATTCATATGGTCTCATATCTGGGGTATATGTATATGGATTAACTCTTTTATTTATTTTATAAACTATTGCTCCACCATTATTTGTATTGTCGTCTACTTGTGGACTTACACCAGAAGCACTATCGCCTGCACCAGTCCAAGCTTGACCAGCTAATTCTGGTGTATGTAAATCACTAAAATAAAATCTACTATTATCTGAATCATATTCAAATTTAGGGTTATTAGTTCCAACATAATTATATCTCATATATCCAGAAGTATCAAATGTTATTGCTGGGTGATTGGTTCCTCCGCTTTCTTGTTTCCAATAACTTAAATCTGGTAATCCCCATAAATTCGCCAAATTATAATCATATAATAATCTTCCAGAAAATCCACATAATACAGCAGACCCATAAGCATTAAAACTATAATCATATCCTATTATTGTTGAATGTGCTATATTTCCATATACTGGTGGTTGATTATATGCTCCTACTTCATTTTGTATATATAACCCTTGATTAATACCACCAATTAATTCTGGGTGTAATTCTATATACCATTTATTAACGTGAAAATATTTTGTTGCGAATCCATAACATAGATCATTTGTATCTATGCCGTCTGTATATTTATTTTCATTATTTTTATCAAAATAAAAAAATACTGGTAAACTTCGTTGATTATTTGTTGAAGCATTATAAGTTATATTATCTCCTCCTAATCTTAAATCCCTTGAAGCATTATATTGAGTGTTCATATGTAAATACCTAGCATTATCTACACTCATATAAACATTATTATGTGGTGGATTTATTCTTTGAGCATTTATATTACTAAATAATTCTGGATATATTTTTTGTGCAGAAAATAGATTTTTTAATTTAATTAAATTATCTTCTGTAAATTCTAAATGTGTTTGTAATGTATCTGTTGTTCTACTAGCATAATTTAATGTTGAAGTATTACTATTTCCATATCCAGTATAATCATTTAATTCTTGTCCAGCTATTCTTATTTCTGGTCTTTTATCATATATATTGTAAAAATTACTATAATATTTAAAACAATCTTCTTTTTCTTCATTAGTTCCTTTTCCTCTTGTTGTATCAAAATTATCATATGTACTACTATTAAATGTTGAATAACTAGCACATAGTTGTGGTTTAAATGTTTGTGTTTTTACATATTGTGTGCAGGGTCTATATGTATCTTGTGATTTAATTAAAAAATCTACTGGGTCGTCTGCTTCTTTTAATTGTTGAGATATTACTTGCGATATAGTTGCTGGACTATTAAAACCTTTATCAACAGATACTTTTATTATATCTTTAAAAATTACATATTTTGCTTCTAATAATCCAGACATTGGAGGTGGATAACCATTATCTATATAATTATTATCTGGTAATACTGTTTCACGTCTTAATAAAGTCCCTCCTAATCTTTTCATTAATGTAAATCTGCTATTATCATTAATTAATTTATAATATCCAGTATAATTTTGGTCTGTTGAAGTATCATACCACATATAATCTGATTGAACATATTGATACCACTGCACTTCTTTATAAGGTCTTCCAGAATCAGCGCCACTATCTACTCTTGTCCAATTATTATTATTCCAATCTGTTTCTGTTTTTGGTTGTATTGTATGAGCATATCTTCTTGGTAAAGATATATAACCACTATCTCCACTATTATTTAAATAATATTGAGTTGTAATATATGTTTCATTATCTTTAATATCATATGTTAAACTAGCATTTTGATCAACAGCTACTGATTGATAACCAGTTATTAATGGTTCTGCTTGTGAGTTATTACTATATCTATCATTTGGTGTTGTTGGATAATCAAATACTTCTTGTGTATAATTAATTGTTCTTTTTTTTCCACTATCTTGTCCTTTAAATTCTACTGTATCAGACCCAGCCCCAATTTCACTAATATACATACCTTGAACACTAACTTTATCACCAACTTTTAATTTTAATGGTTTTATTTCATTAGTAAATAATGCTAAATTTTCATTATTACCACTTTTTGCTTGAATGCTGTGTTGTCTATTACAATCTATTATTGTTAAATTTGTATATTCATTCGTCGCCATTATATTAATATTAATAATATAATTATTTTATATTTAAAACTTCTTTTAATATTTGTACTTTATCTCCTTTATATGTATCTTTTAAATCTGTATTTTCTTTATCAAATTGTTCTTTATCTACTGTATTTCCTTCGTGTGCTACACATATCATACAATATCTACAATCAGTTTCTTTAACGTCATTTTTTCTATTTTGTATTAATTTAGCACCTTCACCTTGGCTGTTTTTTGTAAAACCACCCATTTGTAAAAAATATTTTTTTGTAAAAAGCATAGTTGCCTCGTGTATTTGGTATAATTCTTTACATTTAATTGCTGTCATTTTAAAATCTTTTTCTGGATAACAAAATATCATACCATTAGATCCTACTAATCCAGATTTTGTTGATAATAATGTATCCATACTATATAATACATAATCATTTAAATATATGTCGTCGTCGTCAACCATTATTAAATATTTACTTGTTGCTAATTTTTTACATAAATAATTTCTTTTTTCTCCAATTGATTTTTTAACTTTATTATAATGATAAACAACTTTTATAGGGTGTAATAATTTCATTAATTCTTCTGGATTACAAAAAGGTTTTGTGCCGTCGTCATAAATACATACTTCTAATTTATTATGTGGATAAGATTGATTTTTAATATTATGAACATATAATGGTAAGAATTTAGATCTATTATATGTTGGGGTTAAAATTGATACTTTTGGATATTCCATATATATTAAATAAGATTTTAATTTTCAATATTTAACGTTTTTTTTCTCTAAAATGTAATGTGCAAACAGTTTTACCTAATAAATCGTCTGCTAATGTTTCATTCTCATTTACAATATCTATATTAAGTGTATTTAAATTAATTGGATTTGGATTATCTAATGATACATAGGTCTTTTCTGGACATTCAAAAAATAATGCTCCCACAGATTGGTCTGTTCCAGTACTAAAACGCGGTGCTGAATATATAATTTGCGACCTTCTAGATTGTCCAGCATTATAAGATTTAACAGGTAAATTATTTAATCTTACAAATAAAGAAGTTGTTGATTTTAATGTTGGTGCTACTTCACTTGTATATTCACTTATTTCTAAATTAGATCCAGATTTACTTGCATTATCTAATACAACAACAT